CTCCTATCAGGCCGTGATGCCGGTGAGCTTGCCGTGCTTGCGACGGTTGGCGACCTTGAGCGCGCAGGCCATCGAGGCGACGACCTCTTGGTTGTCGTTGACCTTCGCCAACGGCTCGACCTTGAGGTCGCGGTGCATGACGAGCTCGACGCCCGAGGAGAGGTCGAGCCAGTACATCTCGGTCGTGGTCATCCGCCGGATGTTGATGAGCGGGATGCCGTTGTAGGTGGGCGCGCTGCGGAGCAGGCCGAGGTCGACGGCGCCCTGCACCGGGATCTGCATCCGCGAATAGGACGACGACGCGCCCATGATCGAGACGTAGTTGGTGATCTGGTTGGCGGCGCAGAGGATGGCGCTCGGCGTGGCGTTGTACGGGGTCGTGGTGAGCGCCTCGTAGGTGTCGTGCATCACGGCCGCGGAGAGCGCGCCGCCGATGCCCTGCTCGTACGCGGCCCACGTCGAGTAGGAGCCGGGGGCGAGGCCAGCGTAGGTGTCGCCGCTGTCGACGATCGACGCGATGCCGCGGTCCTGCGTGGAGCCGAGCAGGGTCGACTCGAGCAGCGAGTAGAGATCCTTCGTCGCGTTGCCGATCTCGGCCTGCAGCAGATCCTCGAAGGTGCCGCCGCGGGCGACCTGATCGAGGATGTGCCCGGTCACCGAGGCCACCGCGCGGAGGTAGAACGGGGCGAGCGAGGCGCGCGCGAGGTTGCGGCGGTTGGTGCTGCCGATCGCCTGGTTCTCGACGAAGATCTCGGCGTTGTCGGTCGACGAGTACTGCACGTTCCACTCGAAGGGCTGCGCGCCGTTCGAGGGACGCACAAGGCCGCCCTGCAGGAGGAAGTTGTAGAAATCGGTCGGCCGCGAAACGAGGTCGATCGGGATGCCGGGGGAGACGTTCTCGCGAATGCCGATGCCCGCGAGCAGGGCGTTGGTCTGGGACATGATGCGTGCCTATCACGCGAAGGCCCGAGCGCGCGGCGTGATCGCCGGGTCGGGCCGTTAGCTCCTACCCGCGCGAGCGCGGGCGGTGAGTTCGTCTGAGTCCGCTGCGTCCATCTGGCGCTTGAGCTTTCCAGCCCACGCCATGCCGGGGTCGCCACCCCAGAGCAGCCACGCCACGTAGGCGGGCGAGGTCTTGTCGCGCTCGCGCGCGCGCCGCTCAATCTCATTGTCGTGGCGAGCGAACCACGCGGCCATCTTCGCGGCCTTCTCGAAGGTCACGTCCTCGCCGTTGGCCATGCGCGTCGCCCACGCGACCGTCTCGGACTGCAGGCCGTCGCCAGAGAAGCCCTGCTCGTGCAGCGCGAGCCCGCGGCGCAGCGCATCCCGCACGCCGCTCGGCGGCGTGAAGTTGATGTGCTGATAGCGGGCGGGCACCGGCACGGGTCAGACTCCTCGACGCAGCCCCAGCGCGACAGCCGTCTTCCGCGCGAGCTCAGTCAGGCCCGAGGCCGAGGTCAGGTCGGGCGGCGCCGGCGCCTGCGGAGGCTGCACGACCGCGGCTGCGGGTGAGCCACCGGCGGGCGCCAGCGGGCGCAAGAGGAAGGGCTTGGATGCGAGGTAGCCGCGCAGGTGGTCTTCGATCGACAGGCGCGGGTCGCGCGACACCACGACGCGCCCGTCGTCCGCGACGGTGAACTGGTCAGCGACCAGCGCGAGCACGGTGTCCGCGTCGATCGCGCCAACGCGCTCGGCGACGCGCACGACCTCAGAGCGCACCAGCGCGCGCCGCATAACGTCATGGCCGTCGTGCGCAGGCGGCGCGGCGGGCTTCGGCGGATCGACCGGCTTCGGCGGCTCGACCACGACAGGCGCGGGCGGCGGCGGAGCCACGACGACCGGAGCGGGCGCAGGCGGCGCCACGACGGGAGCTGCGACGACGGGAGCGGGGTTGGGCTGGACGTTGTCCATGTGCGTCGATTCTGGCACGGCGTCGGTGTCAAGCGCAATCACTGTCGCGCCGCATCCCGCAGGCCGTCTGCGATCTCCCGCGCGCGCCGCGCGATCGGCGCAGCGAGACAGGGCAGGTGGTAGGTGTCGCCGCCGGTGACGCGCACGCGCGCGCCGACGAGGGTGATCTGGTAGGCGCGGGCGCCGTCGCCGCCGCCGCGGGTTGGAGCGAGCTCGATCACTGCGCCGGGCACGGCGTAGCGCAGGAGGTCGAGCGCGTCGTCATGGGTGCGGAGCCACGTTGGGGTCATGCGTTCTCTCTCGTCACTCGCGTCGCTGCTGTCGAGACCTGCTTCAGCAGCAGGCCGCTGTCGACGCCGATGCGGCTGTGGCCCTTGCGGCGGATGGTGGAGGGCTTGAGCTTGCGCAGGCGGCTCCGCACGTCGCCACCGCTCGTCGCGAGGCGCGTCGCGAGGCGGTCGCGGTACGCCTCGGCTGCGGCCTTCCACGGCGCGCTCACCGGCGCCTTGCCCGCAGCGACCTTGCGGAGGGCGTCGACGAAGGCGTCGTTGACCTCGGCCTTCATGACGTTGGTCACCTCACGGAAGTCTCTGCCTCCGCGCTCGAGCCAACGGAGCTTCTGCAGCGCGTCGTTGGGGAGGACGATGGCTGCGCCAGGGACGCGCCCGATCGCGGCCATGGCGAGTGCCGCAGCCTTGTCGATCTCGCGGAGACGAGTGAGACCTCTGATCGGGACGACGGCCATGGATCACTCCTCGGCTGGCGGCGGCGGCGGCTGCGAGGGCCTGCCCTCGCGCTCCTGCTCGGACTCTGCGTACTCCGTCTCGATCTGCGCGACGACCTTCGCAAGCGTCTCGTCGTCCAGCGCGAGCGCGGCACTGATCGCCTGCCGGATCGCGAGCACCGTTCCGGTCGCGCCGATGCGGTCGCCGACCTGCGTGAGCAGCAGCGTCGCCTTCGCAAGCGCCTCGGCGGGGTCGTCGGCCACGAACCGCTTCGGGTAGCTGAGCGTCACGGTGATGCGGTCGAGGTCGACACCGAGCAGATCGGCCACCAGCGACAGCGCCTTGCGTTCGTACGCTTCGAGATCCTGCGCGAACTGCCGAGCGCGCGCCTCGAAGTCCCGCGAACGCACCCGCAGCGCCTCGCCGCTCTGCGTCTGCGCGCTCTGGTCGGCCTGCACCTCGAGGCCAGCGGTCCGGTAGGCGAGCGCGATCAAAAACAGGCAGTGCGTGCGCAGGTCGGTGAGCGAGTCCGGCGGGAACGTCACCCACTGCGGGCTACCGGCACCCTCGGGCGCGGGGAGCGCAGTGCCGGGGCCGACGCGCAGGTCAACCTCGGGCTCGATGCCACCCCGCGCCGTCGTCGGCACCGACAGGAACGGGGGCGCGCGGCGCTGCGTGTCCTCGACCTGCGAGAGCAACTGGTACACCTGTCGCCCGATCGCCGCCGGGGTCGCCGCGAGCGAGCGGCCCGAGGGCACGCGCGAGAGCGGGTCGCGACGGTGCGCCGCGAACACCACCGGCACGCGACCCGGCGTGGCGTTGGGACCGCTGGACACCGGCTGGCCGAGCACAGCCTCGCCGACGCCCTGCGACGTGCCAAGGCTGGCGACGTGGCGCTCCCAGCCCTCGCGGGTGTAGCGCCAGATGGTGACGATCTGCGTCTGGCGCGTCTCGTCGACCACCGCGTCGTCCGCGTACGCGAACTCGCTCAGCCCGTCGTCGTCGTAGCGCGCCCATGCCCACGCGGTCGGCGGGATGACCCGCGCGCGCACGCTGACCTTCGCAGCGATCTCCTCTTCGCGGGTCGTCGCGGCGTTGCGGCGCGGCGGCTCGATCACGACGGCGCAGGCGCCGTGCACCGCGATCTGCCGCGCCACGTTGCTGACGTGCTCGGGCCACCGGCATCCCTCGCCGTCGAGATCCTGCACGTAGGGGCCGAGGTCGCTGAGGTCGCGCGACACGCCAGGCGCAACCGCGTCGGCGTAGGCGTCGACCACCGGCTCCGTCAGGTTCGCGTAGAACGCGAGGTGCCGACGGCGTCGGAAATCCGCCGGTTGCTCGCCCTGCCACGGGACGAGGTAGGTTCGCTCGGTGCCGCGTGGCACCTCGACGGCGACCTCTCGACCGCTCTCGGTGCGGCGCAGTTCGTAACCGTAGAGGCGCGCGGTGCCCAGCGTCGGTGAGCTCGGGTGCTCCCAGTGCCAGCCGCCGCGGTAGGCGTCGCTCAAGAACGCGTGCCAGCCACGAGCCTCATCGAAGGTATGCCTGTCATCCACGGTGCAGCTCCATCACGCCATATCGAAGGGCGTCCATCGCGTCGTCGTTGATCTTCTCAACGTCCTCGGTCAGCGAGCCATCGCGCGCGCGACGGCGCGCATAGCCCTCGAACTCCCCGATCGTATGCTGGCACGCGTCGCTGACGTAAAGGGCGCTGTGGCCCAAAACGACGCCGCGCGTGCTGCGCTCGACGGCCCACTCCAGCAGCGCGCTCACTCTGCGGATGCCCTCGGCCACGTCGTTGGCCGCGGGGTAGGTCCGCGCGCGAGAGCGGAGGTGTCGGCCTGCGCTCTCAATGTGCCCCGGCTGCGAGGGGTCGCAGAAGACCCGCGTCGCGCGGTAGCGCGAGCAGAGCTCCGCAAGGATCGGTAGCCAGCCGTCGGCGGTCGCCGCGACGATCTTGCCGCGGTGGACCTCTTCGTGAAGGACGTAAACGTCCGCGCCATCGGTGGCGAGCACCATCGCGACGCCGGGGTGCGTCCAGCCCCAGTCCACCGCGACGATCACGTCCGACCATCGACGCGACGCGAGATCCGCGGAGCGGACAACGTGAACGTCGCGCGAGAACGACTCGTACACCTGACCCTCGACGCTGCCGAACTCGGCGTCGAGCCACTGCTTGCACCACGCCTTGGACGCGCCTGGGCGAGAGCGCAGCGACGACTCGAAGTCTTCGGGCAGGTGCGGGTTGTCGCGCGTGCGGGCGCGAACAACGCGTCGGCGTCCGTCCGTCCAGGACAGCGAGTCGCCGGTCCTCCCACCGCCGGGGCCGGTGCCGAAGTCGACCGCCGTCCAGTGCGAGCGCGTCTGCGGCGGGCCGATGATCACTTGACGACGCACGCGACCGGGGTGACCTCGGCGCACGCGCGCCGCGAGCACGCGGATCGGGTCAGGGCTGCGCTCGCGCGTGGCCTCGTCGAACACCAGCCACGCGGCGTTGATGCCCTCCAGCGACTCCGTGGCGACGGTCGACCGAAGCCACAGGCGCGACTCGCCGGATGGTGTCGGAACCGCGAGGTAAGCCCCGAAGAGCGGGTCCCGCTTCAAAGACCAGCACTGGCGCGGGATCGCGCGCTCCCACTCCGTCACCCAGGATTGAAACAGCAACGGGAACGTGGGCGCGGCGACGATGCCGGTGTAGCCGGGGTGCGTCTGCGTCGCGAGGCTGAACGCCTCCCAGACCGCGAGCGTGGTCTTGCCCACGCCGTACCCGCACGCGGCCCAGACCTCTGGCTCTGGCGCATCGTGGATCGCCTGCTGCCGCGCGTGCGGCTCGTAGCGCGCGACCACGCGGTCGAGCGGCTGGGACGCGATCACGACGCCTCGCGCGGGCGCACCAGCGACGCGGGAAGCTCAATGACCACGACGGGCTGGCTGACGCCCGCCGCCGCCTTGTCTGCCGCAGCAGCAGCCAGCCGCGCTTCGTGATGGGCTCGTCGCTGGTCCGACGCGCGTCGCGCCGCGCCCTGGCGGTACTCGACGGCCCACGCCGCGGCCTTCCAATCGTCGGGTGATTTGGCCACGATGGCTGCCATCAGATCGGCCGTTGCGGCGCTGTGAGCCTCTCGTGCGTCCCGCACGAGCGCGTCCTTGTCGGGGTCGCCCGTTGTGCCGCCGTCGACCTCGACGACCTTGCGCCATCGCTTCCAATCGCGCCAACCGACGCCAGCCAGACTGCACGCATCGCGGAAGGTGCTGCCTTGTCGCAGGCGTTGCAGCATCACCTCTCGCGCGCGCGCAAGGGGGGTCGGTTTATCGCCGCCCATCAAGTCTGATCGCTCCGTGCGGGATGCGCCCCCGTTGTGCGTCTCGAACCTCTTCGAGCGAGCGGCAGAGGCAGACCGCGCGACCGACGACGATGCGGACGGCCTCACCGCGGGCGAGCGTGGCGCGGGCCTCGTCGAGTTCGGCGCGGTCGAGGGTGGAGAGCTGGTCGCGCACGCGTGAAGTCTCGCAGAAACACGAACGCCCGCGCAAGACCGCGGGCGAGCGTGTGGCCGGGGGGAGAGACGACCTGCGGGAGAGTGTGCAGCGCGGCGCGCGCGGCGTCAACTGACAACCCACTCGCATGGCCTCGTCGGCAGAGTCACCAGAGTCACCAGAGTCACTGCGGCGGGCGGCTGCTACGCCGCTACACGTCTGCTACGGGCGCTGCTACGCGACGAAACGCTTCAAAACAAGGCTGCTACGCTGCTACACTCCATCTCTTATAGAGAGAGATATATATATATTTTATCAAGAGCGCGCGCGAGAGTCGGCCCCCTATTGGGGGAGGGGCGCGTAGCGGGTAGCGGCGTAGCGGTCAGGGGCGATGGCGCCACGCGCCGTCGGCGGTCTGGCAGTCCCAAACGCGTGTATTCCGGCCGTCTACGCGCAGAACGCGGGTGACGTAGCCGAGTCGGCGCAGGATGGTGGAGACGCGCGCCGACTCCCTGGGGGTGATGCGGTCGAGGTCGACGCGTAGCGCCGAGGTCAGCACACGTTGTGTGGTGATGTCGCGCGACTCCGCACCTGTCAGACCTTCGAGCCACGTCGCCACGGTGTCCTCCCACGCGTCGGCGACGCGGTGGGCCTCCGTGGCCTCGGCGCGCGCGACCTCGGCTTCGGCGACGAGCCACCAGCCCTCGCGGGCGTCGAGAGCGGCGAGCGCCTCGGCCCAGAGTTGGTCGCGGTCGCGGGCGAGCGCCTCGGTGTCGACGCGCGAGACGCGGACGACCCAGAAGCGCCGGTCGCCGGTCGAGTCGGTCAGAAATTGCGCCTCGTTGGTGGTGCCGACGATGACGTTGTGGCGAGGCACCGACTCGACAACGCGTCCGTACGGCTGGCGGTACGAATCCACCTGCGACGAGACGAAGGCTTTGACGCG